ATAGGTGAGATTACTAATACTAATGTTTCTTGATGAAAAGGTCGGATAGATGCGACCTGGCTCTAATGTCCAGGTATGATAGAAAAAATCTGCGGTAATATCTTTTTGCTGTGTAAGAAACTGTGTGAGTACTTCATAACCCTTTTTATAGTTTCGTGGTTGACCGAACAGACAAATGGCGACACGCATTACTATATGAGTGATTTTTTTCTTAGGTGGAGAAGCCTTCAGCTCCGAACTTCCCCCGCAAGGAGGAACTGGTGAGAAATTTTTAATTTCGAACCTCCCTGCGAAGCAGATCTGGTAAGGAGCTTTCAGCTCCGAACCTCGTCAGGATGCACCAATTTTACAAAATTCAACGGAGTTGTCCGCCCCATTCTGTACGCTCGTCCAAGAATCTGCTTCTCCTCCTCTGTTGTCATAGCATGCCATAACACCACATAGGTCGCCGATGTGATATTCAGACCGGCCCCCGCGTGATTCGAGTTCAGTAATAGAACTCGTGATTCTCCACTCTCAAACTTGTGCAGAACACTATTTATTACATCCTTATTTCCCTTTACAGTCTCTACTGTAATTCTCTCCGCCTCCAGTGTCTCCTGCATCATCCTAAACGGATTTTCATAGCGACTGAACACAAGAAATCGGTCATTCGGCTTTGACCGAATTAAATTTAATAGCGCATCAATCTTCTTCGGCGGAGTGGGTGCAGCAGGTGCCGCCGCTCGTGGTGCAGCAACCTTCTCTGAAACACCCTGTAGAGCAGCCACTTGTATAGGTGACCGACACATAGGACATCCTTGAATACGACTCAGGCTCATGAGAATACAGCCGCCGCAGAAGATTCGAGAGCAGCACGGTGTCAAAACAGCATCATTCGGTTCATCGAAACAGATTGCGCAAATCTCCTTTTTATAATTCTCAATGCGCTGCTTGATACTCTCAATCTGCTCCTTGAGACCATTGATTTTGCCCTGTAGATTTGACAGTGCCTGCTCCTTCACCTGCGGCGATGCATACTCCTCCTCAGACTTGAAGATATAGAGACGCTCGAGGCGCTTGAGTTCCTTCTGTCGATGCTCTGTAACGGCCTGAATGAGATTCATCGGCGAATCTGATGGAACACCAAGGGCAGTGAGTGCCGACGTGATATCTCCTGCATTAAGAAGATTCTGGATATTCGCAGGAATTGCAGTCGATAAAATTCTCTGTGCAACGGTCGGCTCACACAGAATGGTCTCTGTAAACAGTGGAGGGAGTGAAATCGATTCCTGAATAAAAGAGTCACGGCATTTGAGTACTACGTGTGAACGAAATGGATGATGATTTCGTAGGTAGTCGCGCAGATAGAGTCCTGAACGCGATGCGTAACGCGAAAAATATCCGCGACCTGTGACAATCGCCTCGGCAAACTGTGCCTGAAAGGATGGATCATAGTGAGTAAACTCTGGGCGCTGCATAATACGCTGTACATGAGCATTTGATAACCAAACTCGTTCATTCTCAAAGACTAAATTTGGCCAAGTTGCTGAAATAAACCAGACAAAATTCCCTTGAGGAAAGGTGTGTGTACTCGGAACATAGATACTATCAGCTTCATCCATATAAATTCGAGAAAAATAGACTTTAGTATGCACCTCCTCTAGAAGTTTGCCTAGCAAGGTATTGCTTACAAGAACAAAATCTGACTCCATCATTTTCTTTACTAAAGTCTTTGAATCGAGTGAGCGTTTACTGCGTATATAAAAAGCCTCCAGTGTCGTCTGCTTTGTAATATAGTCCTCCCATTGTCTGAACAGTGTATGCGGTACAACAAGAAGTGCAGGTGAATTGGATAAATCACTATACACGGTTGTTTTAAGACTGTAGAGATTGGGCTTTGACTCATTATTTAGAGATTTATAAGAGACTGGGGGTACACTATTTAGTTTACTTGCAATATGACCGAGAACCATAAGAGACTTACCTACACCCACTGAATCACCTAGAATTGCATAGCGACTAAAGATTGTTTCACCTGATATATCAAGTCCTTTTTGTAATGACGTTTCAAGAGTATTCATTTGATAAATAATTGCACGCTGGTGAGCGCGAAGGGAGACACGTATACTTGATGGTTGATCAATCATATGTGACTCTGAAGTGCATCCATTTACAAATGGTCTATTATATAGATCTGTAAAAACATCTGCGTTATGAATCATTCAACTAAAGAGCGTGTTATATGTAACTTTAGGCATTCGCAAAAAAAGTGCGCACTTCAGGATCCTTAATAAAATCCTTCAGTTTATACGTAGTCTTTGCAATAAATGGATTCTTTCCAACTTCATCGCGCATTTTCTTCTTATCAAATGTATTTTCACTGTGGCTCATAACAAGCATTACCTTGAAGGGATCAAGTTGAATCATCTTATGCTTATAGCCTTCAAGGAAGGACTGCTCCTCTGCATGTGTAACCGTGTCATCATAGCGATGGCTATTTGAATATGACTTTCGCCACGCCATTGTGCCATTTGTAGCATGATTCGGATTATACGGACCGAGTTTATAAATCTCTTTGATATCTGAATAATACATATAGACTTCTGAACTGCCTGCAAGTTGAATATCCTTACTATTTGAAAAACGGGTAACTACATGACTTACGCGCTCAGGTGGATAGTAATCATCGTCATCCATGGCGACAATAATGGAACCAATTGCCTCATCATTGAGTCGATTCCTTTTTTCGCCAATTGTCAGTTTTTCATCAAGAGGGATATAGCGAATGTTAGGAATTCTCTTAGCAGCTTCAGAAATAAGATCCTCTACCTTGTCCTGTCCATCATCCAGAATAATCCACTCCATATTCTCCTTCTTGTATGTCTGAGCATCATAGCATTGAATGAGGTATGGAATAAAACGTCTTCTATTGTAAGTCGGTGTAATCACACTTACAATAATAGGGGCCATTTCTAGTAGATATTCGCCATTCGGGTTTAACCTATCGATTTTTGCGCAGCAATGATCGCCTCTGCAGCAGAAGTGTAGTCTTCTTTAGCCTTTTGGATTAAAGGAAGATCTTTGTACCAGATGAGTTGCTCAAAAAAGGAGTCCTTTTTCACTTCATCTGGATTGTAGGGATAGACTGGAAATAGATAGGAACCCATAAAAGGCGGGTGATTTGTATAGGAGCGATAGAGATAATAGGGGAGTACTAAAAACCATAAGAGAACAGCATAGATAAAATAGAGAATGCGAATTGACATGGGACGAACAAGTGAATCACTCGCAACTAAGGAGCCAGTGTAGAGCCCAATGACTAGATAGAGCATTGTAAAAAGTCCTGAAATGGTCTGGTCCCATATTTTCTGCTTCACACGATCACCACTGAACTGCGACTCCTCCAGTTTCTCCTTTTCGGCTTTTGCAGCGGCGGCCTGCGCCATAAGTTCATTTAAATTACTGCCACTGGATGCCTGACTTGCAGCGGCCTTTTGTTGAATCTCTTGAATGGCGGCAGGCTCATTAAGAATTGAACTAGCACTGTTCACAATGGTGGCAATTTGTGTCTGGAGTATAGACAAAGAAGATGTTACATTCTTGGTATACCAGATTTGATTTTGGTCGAGCACTTTTTGGAACTGCGCGGCCTTATCTGCGGAGACAAGATTTTGATTTTGAAGCTGCAGAAGTGTATAGTTCCAGAGTTTCAATGAATTATAAAATACAATTCGAATCTTATCGGCATTTATCTGTTCAGTCATTGAATCCATTGTGATTTGACTCTGTGCATCAATGGAATCTGAAAGGGCACTAGGATTCTGCTGCAGCCATTTCATCCCTGTGTCTACGACCCCCTGCATCAGCGTAGCTCCATCAGGCGTAATTGTACCTGATGTAGAATCAGTCTGAATATTTGTCTGCAATTGTGTAAGCGTCTCTCTGTATGTATCACGAGTCTTTGCAGCGTCTTTTTGGTCGGCCGCCTTTTGACGCCGAACATCGGGGTTATACGTAAGATTATCGAACAATTGACTTGCTCCTTGCCCCATCCTATTTATAGAGCATACTTCAGTCCACCCATACCTGACGCGAACTCTACAAAGTTGATGGATTCAACATAGATGGTCAAATCATAGACATATGTTGTATTTGGAGGCAGTGTATAGGGATTAACCTCCACTTGGAAGACACGTATACGACTCGCATTCAGAGAGCCTGAAGGCTGATGATCTGGACTGTGAAGGCAGAAACTGTAAATGGGGAGTATTTCACCAGGGTCACCACTTGTGTATTTGTACGGGACGACCTTTGTAAAGTAATCAATCGGTTTCATCTCCTGAATTTCATTGCCGTCGCAGAGAACTCGTAGACTTTGTATAATCTGTAGTTGTGCAAATTGAATAAATACACCTGATGAGAAGGCTTGTGTTAGTAGAGGAATTGTTCCAGGCGGAGCCAGATATGGCGTCGAAGGATAGTTCCACCAATTTGTCCAGTTAGTGAAATCATTGCGATATTGTAGAGTATCAGAGCGTCGATTAACAAACAGTAGGCGCTCAACAGGATTATGTGTTTCAAGGTCAAGAATCTGGCGTGTATAGAGTGCTGGAAAGGGATACCAACTTACTTGGTGTAATAGATAGGAGAGTGGCGTGGATGCGAAGAGATTTCGCTCTTGTTCAGGAAGATAGATATAGGTTGTCTCAATTGTAGGCTGTAGATTCCATGTATTGAGAGCAGGCACAACTGCACCAATATCCGTTAAGAAGGCATTGAGTTGTCCACTAAGGTCCACAATTGTTGTGTAATCCGGAAGATTTGAGCGCAGATTCACGACGGGAGCAGTTGTCTGAACTCCAGGAGCCACGCGGAATCCTGAAGCATCCAGAACAGTATAGAGTTGATTGATTGGATTGAGTGTCAATTGAACTTCACATTCATGGTACTGAAGTCCTACAAGTGGAAGCGCAGAGCCTGTTGCCTGTGTAAACCAAAATGGGAGCGGAACACGAATTGTCTGTCCAAAGAGTGATGGGCGATTCAATTGTGAGCCGAGAGGACGACTTGTGTCACGAATTACACTCGGATAGCCTGTCTGATTTGTGCCGCCTGCATAAATGCCATTCCCTGGGTCGACAAGTTCTGCGACATTCCCCACCAGCCGTTCCCATTTGTAGAATTCATCTGTTTGG